TCCTAAAAGAAAGTCCAAGTCTCCTAAAAGAAAGTCCAAGTCTCCTAAAAGAAAGTCCAAGTCTCCTAAAAGAAAGTCCAAGTCTCCTAAAAGAAAGTCTATTAAACTTATAATGCGTGGTGGAGATGATGATAGTACTGATGAATCAACAACCTAATTTACAGGCTTCCTACATATATGTGTAATTTTTGCTCATATTATCATAAACTCCACCTACACAGCTAGCTAAATGGATAACGATTATATGATATCGACTTGACTTTGAAATCTTAAATCACAATCATTTCTTGATAAAAATATAAAATCATTCAACGTTGAGTTTATATTTACAATTTTTTGAATAGATTTACCCAAACCACCAGTTATTAAAATTTTCATTTATATTGAATAATAGATTTAACTCATTAATAATCTATCTACAATGATTTCTTGTTGTTCTCTTTCATATAATTGTTAAAAAAAAGAAAAAGTTTTTCTCTTTCATTTTCACTTGTTTCATCATCAGCTTCGTTGCCACTTAACTTATTTTCATCAGCTTCCTTGGCATTTACCGCAATGTCCTCCCACCATTTTAAAAATTTGTAAAACTTGTTGGCATCTTCTTTGTCATCTTCCTTGTCATCTTCCTTGTCATCTTCCTCGTCATCTTCGTTTTCATCTTCCTTGTCATCTTCCTTGTCATCTTCCTCGTCATCTTCGTTTTCATCTTCATTGTCATCTTCATTGTCATCTTCATTGTCATCTTCATTGTCATCTTCATTGTCATCTTCATTGTCATTGTCAGTTGGTTGGTTAAATTGAGAAACGTTGTTGTTGTTGTTGTTGTTGTTAAAAATATAGCCTCTAGTGTAAAATGAGTAAACAGGAATAGCTAACGAAGATGATAATAAGCCTGCAACTAATTGTCCCAATGTTTGAAATAGTTGTTTAGTGAAAATTTGGTTATAATCCAAGTTGCATTCGTTTGACATTTCTGTGGGTTTTAATACGAAAAGATTTCTTATTTTTAAACCAAATTTGTTTTTATAATTATAATTATCATTATTATTATCATTATCATTATCATTATCATTATTAAATGAAGAGAAAAGCTTAAAATTCAAATTTACGAAGCTGATCCTGGTGTATGTTAGGTGGATTTCAAGCCTAATAATCACAGCATTATTATACTATATATTACTATTATGGTAACAATTTAAACAAAGTATCCCCCCCCCACATCATATTATGAACAGTTACTTTGTATGTTGTATTGTCAATCTTGACAAATGTTGAAAATATATGAAATCCAGATGCAACTATTAAAAGTTGTACGATTTCTAAGCATTTTTTATAAATTAATGTTTTTCTATCTCCCGATGGGTCTACTAATGTACATTGGTTGTATATTGTATCAAATTTCGCAGTGTCTGCCAAATCATCTGTTAAAAATATAAAATTGTAATCAAAGTCAAATATACTATTTAAACTCATTATTGTGTTTATAATTATACAATAAATAAAATATACATAATAAATGAAATATACAAAATGATAATTAAAACTTATATTAGCGACTCTTATATTGGTGTTAGTAAAAGATGAACAATGATTGTTTATTTTTTATATAATTTTTTCGTGTAATTTGTAAAGATAATTTATTTCATATTATAATGTCGATAATATATTATGATAAAGCTACAGCCATAGAAGAATCTTTAAAAAATAATACATTAGTTTGTAACAAAAATATCGTAGAATATTTTACAACTAAAAATTACAATAACTTTTTAAAAATAATAAATAATAATAATAATAAAAATTTTTATGAATTTATATCTGGAAAAAACCATATATGCTTTTACTATGATATAGAAATTTATAAAAAAGAAAAAATAAATGATGAAAGTAACGAAAGCGAAGGTAACGAAAGCGAAGGTAACGAAAGCGAAATGGATTATTATGATGATTATCAAGATATCCTAAGAGATTGTATAGAATCAGTTCAGGGTATTATTAAAATGGAGTTTCCTAATATTCAGACAAAACGTATTATTTTAGAATCTCACTCTGATAAAAAAAGATCATTTCATATTATTTTACGTTTTAAAGACACTCAAGATGATTATAAAGAAATTGTTTTTAAAGATGTACAGCAAATTAAAAAATTATATAAAAAATTCAAATTAGACCAATATAAACAACTCGGGAAATATATAGTAGACCCAAGTGTTTATAGAGAAGGGCTTTTTAGAACTTTTCTTAGTTCTAAAAATGGCGAAAATAGACCACTTGTAAAATCAAAATATAGTGACGATTTTAAAGATATAGAAACATTTGTAGGTTATTTACCAAAAAAATATAAAATTTACGATCCGGCAATTGAAGAATTTGAAATCATAAATAGTGATATAAATGATATAAATAGTGGTATAATTGATATTCGCAATGATATTCTTGTCGTAAATGTACCAGAAGAATTAAATCAAATTGATAAGGAAATTATTAAAAAATTTATACAAATAGAATTCCATCATTTCCCTAATAAAATAAGAGATGTATTTATTGATCAAAGTCATAATTGTATTGTTGTATCCCTAATAGAACGTTATTGTCCATTTTTAAATAGAGAACATAGAGGTAATAACCAATATGTATTAATAGATACATGTAGCGCAAAACAAAAATGTCACAATACAGATTGTAACGTGGATAAATATAATGAAATTAAAATTAGAGATTTTCCTAAAGAAATTAACGAAATTATTAAGAAATGTTTAAAAATAAACAAACAAGAACTCCAACTTATAGACAACGCAATAATTGAATGCAAAAATTATATCAATGAAAATTTTGACAAAGATGTTAAAGAAGTTCGTTTTGATCGTAAAGAAATGATTTTTAGAGGAAGTGTCGGTGATAAAAGTCTTGTAGGTATATTAAAGGGTAAATGTCCAGAATGTAACGTAGAACATCATATAAGTGATAATGGGTATTGTATTAAATGTAAAGTATGTCAAGCTGTTTTCCCTAGAACACAAATTATCCCATTAGACGATCGGTATAAAACTCTTAATAGTTTTTGGATGAATTATAATCAATTGGTTAATCATGGAACTATTAATAATATCATTAATATCTATAATAATTCTGAACTTGACTTTAGCTGCGATATAAAATTAGATAATGGTATCTTTAAAAATAATGAAATTACAAATATTGTCAATCAAGTACTTGATGGACACAAAATAACAATGATTTCTAAATTACTCTTTGTTATAAATAAAGACTTTGTATATTCTAAAAATAATTGGTACAACTTTAATGGATCTATATGGAGATGCGATAATGATAATATTGAAATGAAAAAATCAATCATGGATTTATCTAAACTTTTCGATAAAATTAAAACATATTATGACGATAAAAAAACAGATGAAACTACAATGACTTTAAATAAAAATATTAAAAGCTTGATTAATAAATTCCATAAACCAGGGTATCAAGATGATATTATAAAGGGTGCTAAAATTTATAATAATAATGAAACATTTGTTAATAATTTAAATAGTAAAAAACATATAGTCCCATTTACTAATGGCGTATACGATTTACTAGAGAGAAAATTTAGAACGACAAAAAAAGAAGACTATATCAATCTTACTATGAATTACCAATACTCTTCAGAATCCAAAAATCCAGAAGTTTATACATTTTTAGAACAAGTTTTGCCAAATAAAGGAGTTAGAGATTATGTTCTTAAAAAAATGAGCGAATGCTTGAATGGAGATATACCTAATACCTATTTTTTAATGTTTATAGGTGATACGGGGGCTAACGGTAAAAGTCAACTCTTGAATCTTATGAAACTCACCATGGGAGAATTCGGAGAAAAAGTTGAAGTTACACTTTTAACTCGTAAAAGAAATAACGCAAATGAAGCAAATACTGAAAAAATTAAATTAATGCATAAAAGATTTGCCTTTTTAAGTGAACCAGAAGATGGTGAAAAAATAAATATAGGTCTATTAAAAGAACTAACTGGAAGTGAAGAAATAGTCGCTAGAGGACTTTACCAAGAAGCCATGTCTTTTGTTATGGAAGCTAAACTTTTCTTGGCTTGTAATGAATTACCAGAAATTAAAGGAGAAGATACAGCACTTTGGAGACGTATTCGTGTTATAGATTTCCCTTCCAGATTTATTGATGATCCAAAAGAATGCGGAGAATTTAAAATTGATAGAACACTCCCTTCTAGAATGAGAGAAGATGTCAGTTGGAGACAAACTTTTGTTAATATTCTTATTGATTATTACTTTAGAGATATTAAAGAACCAGTTGAAGTACAAGTTAAAACAAACGAATATAGACAGGAAAATAACGATTTTAATAATTGGCTTGATGAAAATATTGAAGAAAAGAAAGGTGGCGTATTGAAATTAAAAGATGTTTGTGAATTATACATCGGAAAACCTAAAATATCACCACGCGTTTCCAATAAACATAAATTAGAAATAGAAAAATATATCAAGGGAAAATACAAAAATATATTGGAAAAATATAAAGATTCAAGTTACAACGGCGAACGTTATAAAGGATGGGTCGGTGTGCAAATTAAAGAAAACTAATTAATCTTCCATTATACCAAGTATTAATTTCTTATAAAGTAAGAATATATTATATAACACAACCACTAAATACATAATAGCAAATGATCTGCCCTTTTTATTACCAGTATATAAATTTATCGCATTTACTATTATAGCAAGTATCGCATTTACTATGACTAATGTATATTTTAAAATATACAGTTCCATTTCTTCCATTTATTACATAATACAAATATTTTAAATATAATTAATACATTTTCTATTTAAATATAACCTTCTATTATTAATTATTAATTATGTGCGGTATATTAGCATTAATTGAACAAAATAAAGTAAATACTAATCCTGAAAAAGCCGACGAAGTTTTTAAAGATTATAAATCCATTATTTATTCAGTTTATTCTGATTTAGATCATAGAGGTCCAGATTCAAAAGGTAATAATTTAATCATTGATCCAAATTTTAAAAAAACAGTCTTGATGTTACATACAAGATTGAAAATTTGCGGAGACAACACAACACAACCATTAATTAATAACGATAATACTATTTATTTGATAGTTAATGGGGAAATTTTCAACTGGAAAGAACTATCTGAAGAATTAAATTACAATTGTACTAAATCTGATTGTGAAATCATTTTCCCTTTGTATGAAAAATATAAAGATGATCTAAGTACTTTTTTTAACAAGCTAAATGGACAATTTTCACTCTTTTTATATGATCTAGAATCACAACACGTACTTATTGGTAGAGACCGAATTGGTGTAACACCTCTTTATATAGGAACTAACAATGAAGAAAATAAATTTGTAGTGACATCTGAATTAAAATGTTTTAAAGATAATTTAGCAACCCATATTCAACTTTTCCCACCTAGAAAATACATTCATGCAAATGTTAACATCCATTCATCAAATTTTACTAATTTTTATAATGATTATATTGATTTTAATCAAAAATATTCAAATATTTCTACATTTGATGAAATTAATATCACTAAAAATAAAAATATTATAACTCAAAATATTAGAGATAAACTAACAAATAGTGTAAAATTAAGATTAAAAGATCTGGTCACAAACGATGATGATGACCATGATCATCCTGATTTTGGTGTCTTGTTATCCGGTGGACTAGATAGTAGCTTGATAGCTTCTTTAGTCGTCTCATTAGCAGATGAACTTGGATACACTAAACGTATTAAAACTTTTAGCATAGGTGTTGATAAGGATGTACCAGATCTAGTTGCTGCAAGAGAAGTTGCTTCATTTTTAAATACAGACCATCATGAATATTATTTCTCAATTAAAGAAGGTTTGGATAGTTTGGAAAATGTTGTTTTATACACCGAAACTTTTGACTGTACTACAATTAGAGCAAGTACTCCCATGTACCTGTTAACTAAACAAATAAAACATAATTTCACAAATCTTAAAGTTTTGTTTTCTGGAGAATTGGCCGATGAATTATTATGTTATCTTTATGGAGCAAATGCACCATCTGAACAAGATTTTCAACTAGAAACATTGAAATTAGTAAATAACGTTCACCAATTTGATTGTCTTCGAGCAAATAAAACTTGTATGGCAAATTCTATAGAAGTTCGTCTACCATTTTCAGACCCACATTTTGTACATACTATACTTTCTTTGCATCCTAGATGGAAATCCTTCGGAAATGTACCAAATGCATTTAATAAAATAGAAAAGCAAATTTTAAGAGACTCCTTTATCGGATATCTACCCAATTCTATACTTTATAGAAAAAAAGAACAATTTAGCGATGGAGTTAGTGGGTTTAATGGAAAAGAAAATAATTGGATTGATGGTTTAAAAGATTTTTGCGAAAATGCTTTTACAAATTCTCAATTTGATGAAATTAGAAAAACATATACTTACCTCACACCAAACACAAAAGAAAAATTGCATTATAGAATTCTCTTTCATAAAATTTTCTCAAATAAAGGAAATTGTAGCGAAAATACAATTAAACAATGGGAACCTAATTGGTCAACATCTAAAGATCCCAGTGGTAGAGTTCAAAATTTCTGGACCAAAAATTAAATTAAACTAAACTTTTAAAATTAATGTCCTGCTATAATTGATAATATTTCATCTTGTATACCACTCGCATATTCTGGACATAATTTAACTATATTCTTTGTAGCTAAATCTTGAATATTTG